TGTGCATTAATTAAATTCTTAATGTCCTGTTCTGCCTTTCTGAATCCGCTTAAACTGCTACCAAATTGTTTAATCCTACTGTCCGCAGTTCCAAATGCCTTCTCGAAAGAACTTGCGAGGGAAGCACCGATTTCAACTATTGCTGACAGTTTACGAGCCATTTTTATCTTCGTGTTTTGGTAACAACTCTATCCACTTAATAAAGTCGTCTGTTGTCAACTGCCCAATCTCTGTTAAAGACCAGCCAGCGTAGTTTGAAAGTGCGAGAACTGCTAGTCTGCAGTCTCGCTCTTCGATGAAGTAAAATCCTTTAACACCTCCTGCAACTTAGCGTAATCGCCAAAGTCCAGAGACTTTAATTCGTCTGGTGTGATTTGGCAGAGGTCTGCAAACAGATTTATTTCTGCTCCTGCTTCATCTTTATTTTGACGTGCCTTCATCATGTCACGCACAAGCGGACGACGAACGCTGAGGGTGTCGACTTGGACACCAGAAACTTTAATTGGATAATCTAATTGGATTGAGGTATGGGGCATAAATTAAATTAAATTATTTGGTTAACTCGACGTGCAATTCCAGAACCAGATGCTAAATCAAAAATTAAAGTGCTTGGTGAATTTCCAAGGGCGGAGTTAATTTCTTTATTCACGTCCAGTCCACGAATGACACGCTTGTTATTAATTACATCAATGTCGTAAACTAAAGAGCCACCAGAAAGGTAGCGGTAGATGCGAACGTCCATCACAAAGTCTAAAGTCGCTTTTCCACCTGCGGTGAACTCGCTTGGTGCAACAGAACGGATTGTTCCTTGCATATAGGCTTCGACTGGAGTGACGCTTCCATCAATGCTTTCTAAAGCACCACGGAGAATTACGTCAATTTTATATCCCTCGCCAAGACCCCAAGTTGATAAAGCGTTCTCATCAAAAGAGTGAAGTTTCCACGACGCTTCTAAAGGGCTTAAACCCATATCGATTGCAATGCTTCCTTCCATGCCACCTGCACGGAAGTCCTCTTTGACGACTTCAACTGTTGGAAGTTGAGCCGACTCAACGTTTCCTGCGTAGCCGAAACCGTCGATGAATAAAGCGAAGTTCTTAAGTATTTTATTAGCGATTGCCATAGGTGTAAATTAAACGATGTCTGTTAAATAATCTTGAGTGAGCATTGAACGGAAAGTTACCGTTTGTGCAGGGTAAGGTGGAGTGAAATCAAACGAGAAATAAACCTTCCCAGATGCAATTGCAGTTGGGGTATTTAGTTCTGGGTCTGCCCAACAACGTCCACCAATGATTGCACCCTGTGCTTGAAGCGAACCTAAATAAGAATTCACTCCGTTTGAAACGTCGGAAATATAAGTGCGAGTAATATTGCGGTCAACTGCCCAAAGGTGTGCCTTAAGCAAAGAGTCATTAATAATATCTGCGGTACGACGAACCGATAAAAATTGGAATTTTGTATCAGCGGTGGTTGATAAATTGCCCCAAAGTCTAAATCCGTTTTGACGGATAACTGTGGTTACTTTATTTTCATTCAGAAGGTTCGCAGACGAGGCAACGTCACCGAGTTGAAAATCAATCGGTGTTGCAACACCAGAAATTCCTAAAATCTCTTGGTTTGAAGGACTCCACCAGAATCCACGTTCATTATCAGATTTTGCAATTAAACCTGCGGTGTAAGCAGAAAGTGGTTTAGTGATTTCGTCGCCATCCCATAACGCTTTAACGTAAGGGAAAACGCACATCAATCGGTCAGAACCAAATCCGCCAGCAAAGTCTTGTGCCTGTGAAATTGTTGCAGTTGCATTTCCTGCGTCCGCAATCACAACCGCACGAAGTGAACCAGCAACTGAAACTAAAGCAGATGTTACTGAACTTTCAAAACTGAAATCTGGTGCAATTAAAATGCGTGGAGTAACACCAAGAATAGTTTGTGCTGATTTGAAAGCATAAATTCCTGTAGCGTCGCCACTATTTCCGATTAAATTTGTGAGCGTACCTGCGTTGTCTTGACCTTGAGCAACACGGATTACTACAACCACCGCACCTGCTTGATTAAAAATACTTTCTAGATTTTTAGGTAAACTTCCAGAAGTTCCAATGTCGCTACTTGAAGGCTGGCGACCAGAAAGAAGGACTGGAGTGTTTAACGGAAATTTAGAAGCGTCAGCATTAGGTGCAGTTCCAACAATGCCGATAACGGCACTACGGACAGTTTGGATTGGGCGAATGCCATCAGAAATTTCGACGACCTCCACTCCGTGTAAGAATTGTTCTGGCATAGGTGTTTTTTACTTTTGTTAGTTTAGTTTATTTTAGTGTTTAATTCTTTTGGGGGTGTTGCATTACTCAACATTTAGTTTTTCTGCAATTCTCTCAACCGTGTGCCTTGTCAGTCGAAGTTCTGTTTCGATAGAAGCCATGCGGTTTGACATATCTCTTTCTGAAGTTTCGAGACGCTGAAGTCTCACTTCCAATTGAGAAACTCTCCACGGAATTACTGCCCATGCTGCAAAAGCCGATGCAAGAGAAACAATTGAAGATGCGGTTGCTAAATCTATATTCATTATGGAATTTGTCTAAGAACAATTGCGTAGTTCAATCCGTTGATAGTTATTAACAGTTCCTTTGTATATTCGGAGTGGCTCATATTGCCAGAAGTTATTGGTGCGTTGGTAACTGCTGACGCAGGAACGAGTGTAGCACCGTTTACTTTTATTCCTGTCGAGTCGACTGAAAGTGCAACAGAAGCATCTGGTGCAACACCAATTCCGACACGACCAGAATTAGAAACCACAAACGCAGTTGCATCTGGACTTGTTTCATCTTCAACACGTAATGACTCACCTGTTCCTGTATTAGTAATTTTTAAACCACCGCCATTACCAGATTGAGTAATATCTAAATTGAAAGAACCAGAAGTGCTTGCATTAATTGTTTGGTTTCTGCTGAAAACATTTGAAGTTCCAACTGTCGCAACGTTGAAAGTGGAATTATTTGCTCTGAAATAAAGTTTTGGAGAAACTGTTGGAGGTGTTCCTGTGTCTTGAAACCAAATGTCACCATTTGTGACGCTTGTTGGAGGTGCACTTAAAAGCGTAGAACCAATATTAATTGAAGCGTCCGATGCTGAAACTGTAAAATTAACTTTTCCTGTGAAAGTTGCACCAGCAAGTTGAGCGTATGGAGTCAGAGCCGTCGATGTTAGGTAGCCAGACGGATTAGAACTCAACGGATAATAAGTCGTGCTTGCCGTTGCCGACGTGAGGTACGGAGTCAGAGCCGTCGAGGTTAGGTAGCCAGACGGATTAGAACCCAATGGATAATAAGTCGTGCTTGCCGTTGACGACGTGAGGTACGGAGTCAGAGCCGTCGAGGTTAGGTAACTTTGTGAAGTTACCCAAGACTCAGTTGCGTAACCTGCCAGAGCCGTTGCGGTTATATAATTCTGTGCTTTCACAAACGCAGTTGTGGCAATGCTGGTATCATTATCTGCGGTTGCTGGAGTCGGGGCTTTCGGGTCGCCTGTAAAAGTCGGAGATGCAATCGGTGCGTAACTTGAAAGTGCAGTCGTTGTTGCATATCCTTGGTTTTTTACAAACGCAGTCGTCGCAACGCTTGTGTCGTTATCTGATGCGTTGGGTGTTACCGCAGTCGAAGCAGAATTTAAAGAAACTGTTGCACCAGAAATTGTCCCACCTGTGATTGCTACTGCACTTGGAATGTAAGGAACTGTCTGTGCCGTTGTGTTACTTCCGTATTTAATTCCTGTTGAGTCTACCGAAAGTGCAATACCAGCGTATGGGCTAATTCCAATTCCAACACGTCCTTCGTGGTTTATTACAAAAGGTGTGGAGTCATTTAAACTGTCATTTACAACTAAAGCGTTTCCTGTTCCAAGTTGCGTAATATTAATTGCATTTCCATTTAAAGAATTGGTAATTACATTTAATGGATTTCCAGAAGAATAAGGAGAAGTTGAACCAAAATTATTTATTCCTGTAAAAGTGTTAACACCATCAAACATTTTTATTTCAGAACTTCCAAAATTGCTATGAGTTAAACTCTCCCATTTTAATGAAATTCCATTTTGTCCAGAAACATTTAACGAAGCATTTACGGTTTCAGAAGAAGTCTCACCATTATCCTCCCATGTTAAATCAGCATTATTGCTTACACTTATTCCATCGAATTC